GATGCTGCCCCGGCCGATACCGGCCAGACGAGCCAAGGACTCGGTATAGCCCATGCCGTGGCGCTCCATGCGCGCGACAATGGGATCCCAGATGTGAGGTTTTGTGAGGTTTTCGTAGCCCTGCGACCGCAAACTCTCGTACGTGCCAGTGTAACCGGCGCGCTCAGCAGCTCGCGTCGCGTTGAAGTCGACCAGGTACTCTTTGACGAACTTGCGTTGCTTGCCCGTCAGCGCCTCGAGGTCCTCATCGATTTTGCCGCCGGCGTCGGCCTGGTCGGCGTGGTGGTGGCAGTACCCAGGCTCTTTGAGCCGTGCCAGGCACGGCTCATCGTCCTTGCGTTTTCCCTGGCATGTGTGGCCCATGGGTCTGTTGGGTCAGAAGTAAGCGCCCTACGACGTCAAACGGCCGGGCCAGCCGTGTCCCGCTCACCTGTGCAAAGGAGGTGACTCCGTCGTCGCTAGGAGATTGGGAGGGCCTTGCGACCCCCTCACCTTGACGTGTGGCGCGCGCGCGCGCGAGGAAGCCCTGTTTTCGGGGTGAAAATCGGCGTCTGAGTGGCTTCTGAGGGGATGGGACACTTTTGCGAGGTGTAGACTTAAAAGTCTACACCCCCGCTCAAATTCTTGAGGCTCGCTAGGCGCGCCTGCAGCTCGCTGATTCGCTCCTCGAGGGAGCCCACTCCGAACTCGCGGGCGAGCTGCGCCTCGCGGTAGAGCTCACGAGCTCCAGGCGAGGGCACACCGCCGGCGAACTCCACGCGGCGAGCTGCCTCCCTCGAGCCCAGCTCCTCTTCAAGCCGCAAGCGCACGTACTGGTATTTCTTCGAGCTCATGCCTCAAATCCTGCTTTAGCAGACCCCCGATCGCCAGCGCCTCCTCGAGCCACGCGTCGATCTGGCGCACGATACGCGCCGCGTGTGTGCTCGAGACCGCTCGGCCTCGCAGCCCGCACCCCTCCACCTGGACCTCGACCCAGACGCGCCAGTTGCGCGCGGCCGCGTCGCCGGCCTCGGCTCGCGTGCGCTCCTTTGCGGTCTGAATCGCGGCCTCGACGTTGAGCAGGTCGTGCACGCGTTCGTAATACGGGTTTTCCGGGAGAGGTTGTGTTTGGACGTGCATCCCCAAACGCTCGTAGTCGACCGCTGGACAGCCCTCGAGCTTCGCGCTCATGCGGAGATAGCAGCCAATGGCGTCTGACGCAGACGCGTACCGAGCTGGCCCACGGTAGGACCGCTCGTACTCGTACGCATCTGTCGAGAACGTAAGCGTGTTGTTTAAAACTGTCATGGATAGTGCGCGAAACTCCATGCGGGGCGGTGCGGGACGGTGCGGGACGCTGAACAGATTAGCAGATCCGGCCGGATCGTCCAATGTCAGCGGGGTGCAGCGGCAAGAGCGCGAGCCTCTATGCCCAGCTCGCTCTGAGTGAGCCCCGCCTTCAGCAATACGCGCAAATTTTCATCATCTTTTGCAAATCCTGTTTGCATCTGTGTAAATTTAATATATGTTCTTAACAGGTTAAACGGTTACAGTTACGCAAGGCGCGAAAATGCAAAAGCTCGCGACAGTAAAAGAGGTCGCTGACCTTCTCCAGGTCTCCGAAAGCTGGGTCTACACCCGCGTTCAAAAAGGAGAGATTCCCTACAAAAAGCTCGCCGGATCGATTCGCTTCGACTGGAGCGAGATCGAGGCCTGGCTGGACGATAGCTCTCAGCGCGACGGCGAGGACCGCCCGAGCGCATAAAAAAACGCGCCGAGTGCTTGGAACAGCCGGCGCGCTCTCAACCCCTGACTAAGGAGATTGACCGTGCATAGAAACGTAGCGCAACCCGCTCGCCCACGCAACACGAACAAGCCGCCCCGGCCGCGTACATGCCACGACGAGCTCGAGGAACTCGGCGCCCTGGCGGCCGACGTCGTGCATGCGACGAGCCGCGCCAGACCAAGCGGCATGTACTCGCTGGACGTGTGCGGCATTGACCGCGCGTTCGTGCGCTGGGCTCAGGGAGAGTGCAGCGAACTCGTGTGCAGCATCGCGATCGCCCAGGAGCAAGCGCTCTTCCTCGAGGACGTCGCCGATTGCCACGAGGAGCTCATGGACGCGTTCGGGTTCATCGGCTGGGACGTGCACACGGTCGACGGCCTGATCGCGCCGACGTGCCCCGAGTGCGACGGCGCCGGCGGCCACTGGCACAACGTCACGCTTCCAAGCACGTCACACGTCGGCGGCTTCGTCAAATGCGTCGTCTGCGACGGACAGGGCGGCCTCTCGTGATCGCGACTCCCTATTTGTTGATTCAGGTAATGATGGCTGAACAGGAAGTACTCGAATTCAAGCCCTATGTTTGGTTGCGCGCCATCAACCGCAGCGACCTGCCCAAGAAAGCGCGAGACGTCCTCCGGATGCTCGCCGTGGAGATGAAGCCAGGTGAGCCCTCCGTACAGCTCACGTACAAAGAGCAGCTGGAGTTCCTCGGTTCAAGTGATGGCACCTCGCTCAAGAAGGCTCACGATGCCGCTGTCGAGGGCGGTTATCTCGAGATCTCAAAACCCCCGGGAGGCAACGTCTACACCGCTCGTTTCGGAGCAAAACGCACTCTGGAAACCAGAGCGTCGCACTCTGGAAACCAGAGTGGTGGCACTCTGGAAACCAGAGCGTCGCACTCTGGAAACCAGAGTGGTGGCACTCTGGAAACCAGAGCGTCGCACTCTGGAAACCAGAGTCCTACCTCTTATAAGAGAGACTTTAGAGTCTTAAGAGACGACGTCGACTGCGCGAGCGAGCGCGAGGCTGACAAACTCACAGACACAGAACGGCACATCTTCGACCTGCTGAAGTACTACGATCGAGAGATCTCCAAGCAGGAAGCCCGAGAGCTCGCCGCCGCCGTCGGCCGCTACCAGGACGAGCCCGCCAAGTACATCGAATCGCGCTTCGACGATGGCATTCTGGCTCGCATTCACACCACCAAGCTGTTGCTCGAGGCATTGGTCGGCGACGCCAAGAACTCGGCGACTCGCAGATCTCGCGTTCCGAGCGTCGAAGCGGCGCCGGCCGAGGCTGCGTGTGTCGGCCGAGCTGCAGACGACGAGCCTGACCCACCCACCGACGAGCCAGAAGCGCCCGACGACTACGAGCACCCCACGGCATGGGTCGAGGCGCTCGAACAGCTCAGCGAGCTTTTCAGCGACAAACTGTTCGCGTCGAGCTTCGAGCCGCTTCGGGTCGAGATCGCCGGCGACGCCCTGGTGGTTTGGTGCACCGACGAGCTCAACAAGGTCCTGATCGAGAAGTACGTCGACCTGATCGAAGACGCGGTTGAGGTCGTCGACGACGTCGACCTTCGCGTCGGGAGGCCTCAGTGACCGACCACCACAAAACCACCGTGGTCAGCATGCGCACCGACGACGAGTACGACATGCGCGTTGACCGACGCTCGCCCTGGGGAAACCCCTACAAGCCCGCGAACGACACCGCCGGCGACCCCGTCAACGCCATCCGGTGTTACGCGCATTGGCTCAACCAACCCCGCCGCGGCTGGCTACTCGACCGCGTCGGCGAACTGCAGGGCAAGCGCATCGCATGTTGGTGCGCGCCAGACCTGTGCCACGCCGACGTGCTCGCACTGCTCGCCGACCAGGTCACCGACGACCCGCTCGAGGCGGCCGATATCGCTATCAGAGACTGGATGAAACGACAGGAGGACGACGATGCATAGGCATCTCAAGCTAGACAAAGTCGCGACTCAGCACGCCGATGGGTCTGTGACATACCACGACCCCGACGGCGAGAACCGCGACGAATACGCCAAATACGTCGACGTGCTCGAGCAGATGCATGGGGGAGGGCCGCGTGACTGACTACGGAGAGCGCTACTACACACCGCCACCACTGACCCGTTTGTTGCTCGAGCGCGGCCGGTGGGATCTCATGTGGGCCAGGCGAGATGATCGCAGCCTGACCATCGCCGAGCCGTTCGCCGGCGACGGCTGGATCTCACGCGTCCTCGAGGAGGCCGGCCACGACGTCATCTCCGGAGACGTCAACCCGAACGCACTGTGTGAGCACGCCGGCGTCGACTTTTTCAGCAAGCGCGCCGAGGAGCTGTACGCGCCGGCCGACATCATCATCACCAACCCGCCGTTCTTGGCGGCGCCGGCGTGCGTCCGGCGAGCTCGCGAGTTTGCCGAGCTG